AAGGCCAGTACTCGGTCTACGTAGGATGGAAGCAGTTCAAACGTTACGCAGGGCGCAAGGTTAAAAAGGACGTCGAGATCGACGGTCTCCCTTACCCTGAGGTGGGATCGACCGACGACTTTGAAGAAGAAGAGATCATCGACGCAGGCCCATGGGTAGAGGTTCTTTCGGACAGCGACCTTCTGGTTCTTCCGATCACGGCAGACACGATCGAGGATGCCGTAGAGGTTGGCGGGTCTGTCTCGATCATGCGCCGCTGGTCTAAGGCCATGGTCAAGCAGATGATCTCCGAGGGCGAGTTCGTCGAGTCCGAAGCCAACAACATGCTCAACGAGATGAACCGCCAAGCGGGCGGCGGGGGCAAGGACGCGCCCGACACAGCGAAGAAGCAGGCTGAAGCCGCAGGCATCAAGGGCCACGGCAAGTTCGCGCTTGGCTACGAGACGTGGGTCAAGATAAAGGTCGATGGACGGATGCGGCTGTGCCGCGTCTACTACGGCGGAGACAAGCTGGTCCTCGGCTGCAAGCTGTGCCCGTACTGGTGCGACCGTGTTCCTATCATCAGCGGCGCCGTCGAGAAGGTCACCGGGCTGTTCAAGGGCCGCTCGCCCGTGGCCGACGTCCTCGATCTCCAGATCCTCGCCAACGACACGATCAACGAGGGCGCAGACACCGCGCACTTCTCTGCCATGCCGATCATTATGACGGACCCTGAGAAGAACCCGCGCATCAACAACATGGTGCTTGGCCTGGCGGCGGTGTGGGAGACTTCGCCCAAGGACACGCAGTTCGCGCAGTTCCCCGAGCTGTGGCGCAGCGCCTTCGAGCGCGCGTCTGAACTGAAGCAACAGATGTTCCAGACGCTCGGCGTTAACCCGTCGATGATCCCCGGCCAGAAGGGTAAGCAGAAGACCAACCAAGCCGAGATCGCCAACGAGCAACAGGTGGACTTGCTGACGACTGCCGACGCTGTGACGGTTATCGAAGAGCAGATCTTGTCTCCGCTTCTTCAGCGCTTTGCCGACTACGATCACCAGTTCCGCAACGAGACCCTTATGGTCAAGGCGTTCGGTGCTCTCGGTAACAAGACCGCGATGCAGGACGTCGAGCCCCAACAGTCGGGCAAGCGTTTCGAGTTCAAGTGGTACGGGATAGAAGCGGCGCGCAACGCCGCGCAGATGCAGCAACAGATCGCAGGGATAAACGTCATCAAGGGCATACCGCCTGAAATGTACGCAGGGTACAAGCTCTCGCTTGCGCCGATGATTATGCAGATGGCCGAAGGGCTGTTCGGTCCTCGCCTCGCGCCTCAGGTGTTCGTCGAGATCGCCGAACTTAGCGTCGACCCCAACACTGAGAACGAAATGCTGGTTCACGGCTTCGAGGTCGAGATCCATCCTGGCGACAACGACATGGAGCATATGCAGGCGCACATGCAGGTTATGTCGCAAGGTGACTTGCACGGTACCATCCGCAAGCACTTGGGCAAGCACCAGCAACAAATGATGGCCAAGGCTCAAGCGCAGCAGAAGCAGGCTCCGGGCGGCGGACCAGCAAAGCAACCGGGCGGTAACGACGGCGGCGGACGACCGCCACAGAGCGGCGCGCAGCCCGGTATGCCGAGCAACGTGAAGCAGCCTAGCGGCGCAATCGCTCCAGACCAGATGGCGCGTGCAGGCGTGGTTGTTGCCCCTCGTAAATAGCCAATTGACATTAGGTTATAGTCTCGCGTATTTTCAACACTCGCCTTAGCCCACGCACGGGTTAGTCGACTGATCCACGAACGGATCGAAGGAGCGTAGCATGGACCCGAACGATCGGGAGATCGACGACGATCTCGATAATGGAGTTGCAGGCAATGAAGAAGATGACTTCGACCAAGGCGACAACCTTGACGATGCCAACCTCGACGATGCCGATGATTCCGACGGGCAAGGTGGAGACGATCTCGATCATGCCGATACGTCCGGAGAAGAGCAACGTGAACCGCAAGTAGAGCGGACTTTAACGCGGTCACAACGCCGCGTAGAGAGCGCACTTGCAGACGCAAAGGCCGCACGCGAGGACGCGGCACAGACTAGGCGGGAACTGGACGCTCTCAGGAACGGTCGGAACTCGGAAGCAGAAGCAGAACGCGAGCGGCAAGCGCTCGAAAATATGGACCCCTACGATCGGTTGGAATACGCCAATCGAAAAGCGGTAGCAGCAACGGACGCTAAACTTGCAGGACTTGAGTTCAGGATGGCGGACAGCGCCGACCGAACGGACTTCACAGCGAAGGCCGCTCGAAGCGCTGCGTTGGCCTCTGTGTCTGAAGAGGTCGAAGCCGCGCTCACTACCATGCGCGCAGCCGGAACCACTGCCCCTCGCGAGACTGTTGCAGCCTACCTCTTGGGTCAGCGGGCTATTGCTCGCGGCGCAGCGGCTAAAACTCGCGCTAGCAAAGCTGGCGCAGCAAGGATTGATCGAGCGTCCGGTAAGCCTACCGGCGCTCGCAGCGATGTTCGGGCGGAAGCGCCAAGGAACGACACGAGAGAGGCGCGTGCTAAACGCCTTGAAAACATGGTTATCTGACGGGGCCCACAACTCCCCGTCTTTGAAGGGGAGTTGAACTCATGGCCGGTACAAATACTGCTTCGCAATTCTCGGCTGACATCGAGAACTTTATCGCCGACGAAACCCTTCCCCTGGCCCGGCGCCAGTTGGTTGCGTATCAGTTTGGCGATCCGCTGACGCTTCCTCAGGGACGCGGCACGAGCTACACTGCCTTCCGCTACAACCGCGTGTCGCTTCCTTTCGCTCCTCTGTCTGAAGGCGTTGCGCCTATCGGTCAGTCGATGACGATCGCCAGCGTCTCGGCTGTGGCCCAGCAGTGGGGCGATCGCGTCACCATTACTGACGTTGCCGAACTGACGATCAAACATCCGCTGTTCAAGAAAGCCACCGAGCTGATTTCGCTTCAGTTGGCGGAAACCTTGGAGCGTAACACCTTCAACACGCTTATGGCTGGTACGCAGATCAACTACGTCAACACGCGCGGTAGTCGTGCAGCGTTGATCGCAGGTGACACCCTTGATCCTACGACCGTCATCCGTACCAACGCTGTCCTCGAAACTCTAGGCGCACCGCGCTACATGGGCGACGAGATGCTTGACGCCAAGCAGGACGTCGATGGCGGCGGAAGTCGCGCTTCAAGCGACCCGCGTGCGATGCCTCACTATGCGGCTATCGTTCACCCTCTGGTCGTTGGCGATTTCCGCCAGCAGTCGACGGTTATCACCGCATGGTCGTACTCAGACATTAACCGTCTGTATAACTATGAAGTCGGTGAGTGGGGCGGTATTCGCTTCTGCAAGTCGAACATGGTGCCTTCGTTCACTGGCGTCGCGTCGATCGTGCCCACCGCAGGTACCGCAGGTCTGCTTGCTACCAACACCTACTTCGTCACGGTCACTGCGTCGGATACGCAGAACCAGTACGAGAGCCGCGTCTATCAGGTTTCGACCGGCGTTGCCGTCACTGGGCCAACTGGCTCGCTGTCGGTAGTCCTGCCCGCGCTGGTAGGGTTCACCTTCAACGTGTACGTCGGTTTGACCGCAAGCCCTGCCAACCTAGGCACTACGGCCTCTGGTCCCACTACGGGCCCGCTGACCGGGCAGGCAACGCAGCTTGCACCGGGCCAGACCGTCGTCATCACTGGTCTTGGTGTGGCGCAGGTTGCTCCTTCGGCTCCTGCAACCGGATTGACGGTCTACCCGACCTTCGTTCTTGGTCGCGGTGCTTATGGACAGGTCGTGCTCGACAACGCGAAGTTCAGCTACTTGACTGGAGCGGACAAGTCCGATCCTCTCAACCAGTTGCGCATTGTCGGTTGGAAGGCGTTTTACGGAACCCTGATTGAAAACCAAATGTTCTTCGCACGTATCGAAAGCGTCAGCGCCTTCAGCGTAGCCTTCGGTTAATAGCTAGGGGCGCCCTTAGCGGGGCGCCCCCGTTCTTCGTAGGGGAAAGCATCGTGCCTTTGAACGTAACCGTCCACGCCCCGCTTCCTCAGTCACAGGGCCTCGCTGCGCAGGCTCCTACGTTTGATGGGGGCACAACCGCGCAGGTCGTGACCTTAGCCGCCGCGAGCACGGCTATCTTCGGTCCTGCTATGCTCTGCTTGATCGCTGACGAGGACCAGCGCATCGGGATCTCTTTGACGCCGGGGTATGCAGCTCCGTCTGCTAGCGGGGTCAAGCTCAAAGCGGGCGTTGAACGCTACCTGGCGATCGCAGCGCTCGGCCCGTGGTACATCAGCGCGGTGGCGGGCTAGTGCTTGGGCACGGAAGCCTGTCGCTTTTTTCCCAACGAGGGAAAGGCGGCGGCGGCGGCGGTGGCGGCGGCGGCGTTGCGCTTGCGGCTAACCCCGCGCCGACGCAGCCCACGCCTCTTTACAGCGGTGGCCCCACGACCGGCGCGTCAACAGCGAGCGGCAACGTCGGTGGCTATTTTGACGTCCTCGATAACTATCAGTTA